CCCAGATGGACGGCCTTCACGAACGTTTCGAAGCCTTAGTAGATGCGCTTAGCACTCTATCTCCCGTAAGCCAACCTGCCCCTGGAAAGGAGCAGTTGCAGAAGGTAGAAGATGCAGCGCACGCTATGCTAGAGACATACGTGAGGGCAAGAAACCCTGACGCCGTGATATCTCCTATGGAAGGTACCATTGGTGGTAAGCTTATATCTAGTAACAAGAAGCGGGGGAGATCAGGTCTTTCTCACTACCTTGACTGGGTGGAGGCGATCCCTCTCACCGCAGGTCAAAGGTTCTATACTCCGGTTAAAGACTTTGAAATGAAAGAATCACTGCAATCCTACTACATTAACGAGTTATCAGAGGAACAGAAAAAGCTAGTTTATAACAGGCTAGACGAGGGAAGGAGCGGCGCTCCCGTCCGGTTGTATAACCTGGTACCTATGATACTACTAGCGATCGGTAAGGATACGCTTATGTCTAGGGACTACCTCAGAATTCCATTTTCCATACTTAAAACTTGCGTGAAAACCTGGGGGGACGGTACTGTTAGAAAGGACTCTGAAGGTAACCAGTTTGGGGATGAGTGTGATGATAACCCCTACGGGAGACTCAGAGTTACTGTGGATTCCATGTCCCCAAAGAAGATCTACATGTGTGTTAACATGGCGAACATACTCACGAACTATGTGGATGTCTGCGACTACCTACAGACGCAGGGCATCAACGTCTCGCTCATGATCCACCAAATGCTTTCTCACTACATGGATGATCCTATTGGAAAGACGTTGAAGTTCAAAAGCCATTTTGGGTTCTGTTACATGCATTCATCCGCGTTGGCCACAACCGGCTCTTTTATTAGCGTAATGAATACCTCTAGTTGGAGCGAGTACAAGAAAGTGGAGGCGCCTAAGAAGTCCGTTAATGCGGACTTTTGGGCCTCGCTATACCAAGAGACCTTCACTAAATATTGTAAGGAGGCTCGAGAAGCGGGTCTCCTAGAACTTGAGAAGCTGTTCAGGCTGTCTTTGAGGCTACCCCTTAATAAGATAGGCTATCGCGCTTGTACGTTCATCTCCGCGCTGCGTGGCGTGACCGGTTATGTGGGTACTGACAATAACATATCTTTCGACGAGGTCTACGACCATAGAGAGGAGTCACCGGTGTACAAGGGGGTGGGCCTACCGGACACTTACAGTAGGGACAGCGTAGGCGAGCTGATTATGCCCCATGTAATGAAGTTAAAGGACAGCATGAAGGCGACCTACATGCAGCTGAACAGCATTAAAAGCCGCATCCGTATGATAGACTGGGCCTCATTCGTCGAGCAACTCCCAAAACTAATGACCTCAAATTCTGCTGGGATCGGTTCAATCGTGATTAAAGGTAAACTTGATAACAGCCCAGTTGAAATTAGAGCCACAGCTAAGTCAATATTGTATGCGTTATCGCCAGGGTCGTTTAGGCCAGGCACTGAGTACGGCGGACCAGGCAAACACCTTACCATGGATGAAATCAATGTATACTATCAGTGGTACTCTCCTGAAAACCCTGGTAGGATGGCGGAGAGGCGGGTCGTAGCTAAAGCCTCCCGACCTATTGAGATGCAGCAGCTATCCCAATTCATTATAGAGTTGTTCTTTTACGCCCCGTTCTATAGGTTGATGATGAGGAAAAACAAAAGCATTGACTATAATTTCAACGGATCGGCGTACATCATCACAGAATTTGGGCAGTCCTTCGACCAGAATATATTTGCCACGGGATCGGAAACTGGGAATGTACTCATTGACCACGCAGTAGGTTTTCAAACTACAGGGAACGCCCCTATGAACACAGAGCACGGACGTAGGCTCGTCGTCGCTACAGACTACTCCTCCTACGACCAAACAGAGGTGTTCGCCAACATGCGCATTCCCTTCGTGGATGGCGTGAAAGAGGCGTTCACCAGCGTGTTTGGTGAGTCCGCATATATAGGGCCCTTCTCCAGTTTCGATGAGGCAATGGCCACTATCAACCCCATGACGGCGGCTCCCTTCAAACTCAAGAACGGAAAGCTGGTGTACCTCACTGGGGTAAGATCGGGTGAGTACGCTACAATGTTGTACAATAATTCCATGAACGCGTCTGTATGTGATACCGTGATGGAGACCAATCGTATGTTGGGCTTAGGCGTGTATGTACACCTAAAAATCCAAGGTGACGATGTGATCGCTATCATCATGATCAGAGACGAGGGTATAGACAACAATTGCGTCTCGCATTCGCTGCGGCTACAGTCAATCAGTGATGCGGTGGAGGGACTGCCTGTACCCACCGCCGTAGCTAAGTCCACCTGTATGACCGTCAACCAGTGTGGCCTGTCCACTAACCCTGACAAAGGCGTAGTAGCGTTTAACATCTATGATTTCCTTAAGGTCAGAGTCATGTCTGGCAGATATAGCCCAAACAACTACGCACAGCTGTTCGGTAGTGAATCTCTCGGCATGAGTGACAGCCCACAACAGTTCATGGCTGGCCAGCTGCAGAAATCCGACTTAATCGTCTCCCGGGGGTTCAGTCCTATATTCGTCTATAGGTACCAGCTCATGCTGTTCCTAGTCAGGTGTTCATTCAGGGTCAGAATTAAATTCTCCGACCCTGATACGGCCTACATGTACTACCCGCCTATGTCTATGTTCTTCTCGCCTACATCGATGGGTGGACTGGGCCGGTCTCCTACTGTCTTCCCCTTTCCCGCCGATCCCGCGCTATCCATACTCATGTGTCAGAATAGGGATTGGGAGGAATACATCTTGGAGCGTACTAAGTCGTTCAATCCACCGAGGCCCAAGGATTATGCCGAAATCCTCGCGAAAATGATCATGGCTTCTGGGAAACGCAACGACTTTACCGTGGTATCCAAGACTTCGCCTACTAATATCCCACTAGCTGACTGTAAGAAACCTTTCCACCAGGGGGTGGTTGAACTATCGGAGTCACTGGATAAGGAGGGTCTCAGGAACTCGGACGAGTGTTTTAGTAAGCTCGCCGCAAAGGGAATATCCATCGTTAACCCTAAGCTGTTATATAAGAACATGCCTACGCGCATGATCACAAACGTGCTCGAGTCTAACAGTGCGGTAATGGAGTTCGCCGCCGAAAAGACAAAGACAATATCGGCAGACGCCTTTGTGAC